CGGAATCATGCCATCACCGACCGCAATGCACATCGGTATGCGTGATAGTTCGCTACAAATTAACGGTCATCTTGCCGCCATCCGCTATTTCCGCAAACGTCTATCAAACGCAAAACTCCAAGCCATCACAGTATGACTACTGACTATTTGCTGAAATTTCCATCCAAGGAAGTCGCTGAACAATTCGGCATCGCCAACGGTTTCGCAGCGGCGGATGAGTCTGGCGAGGTTCAATCGTCTCTTGCGTCACACACCCATGCTCTCTGCGTCATTGGCGAGCATAACGGCGACGGTCAATACTGGATTCTCTTTCGTGACCTTGTAGGCATCCCGATTCCCGCAGGCGGCGAGCAGTTCATCTTTTGGGCATCCGACTGGACCGTCACGGACGATGCTGGCAGCGAGATCCAAGTCCCCCGCCCTGAGTTCAACCCTGACGTTCCAAGCATTTTTTGGGCCTGAGTCATGATGACCGCTCTTAAACTCCTCTGGTGCGTGATTTACATGCTGATCCCATTTCCCAAACTCCCCCAAAAATGACCGTCCCGACCGAATGGATTTTAATGGTGCTGCTCGCGCTTGCCACCGTCATCTCGACGCTGGCCGCGATCATCTACCGCTCGCTGGCAACTGAGATTGCCAGCCTACGCACAATCGTCGCCAAGCTCCAGGACGACGTCGACCGACTCAGCAAAGGCTGCGGCCTCGGCACCTGCCTCTACAAGAACCGCTAATGAAAACCACACTGATCGGACTGCTTGCAGCCGCCGCCGCCGCCATTCAAGGAATCGTCCAGCAAGGACACGATGTCGCTGATTGGAAGACCTGGGCGCTGCCCGTGACCCTCGCCGTCCTCGGCTATCTCGCCAAAGACTCCACCCCGCCCGCACCATGAAAACCCTTCTCATCCTCGCCGCCATCGCCTGCCTGACCGGCTGCTCGCTGACCGTCGCCCCGGATGGAGCGCGCACATGGTCTCTCAACGGCGAGGAGGCTGCTAGGGCCGTCATCATCATCTCCGAGAAATAATGTCCTCGAACTACGATATGGAGCCGCCCTCCACCCCACCCTGGTGGCCGGGACTCATCGCCATGCTCGCGCTCGCCGCCGCCTGGATGGCCTACCTGTTTTGCAAATACTGACGCTTCCAACCCTCTCCAACTTATGAGCCAAGCACCCACCCCTTACGTCCCGGACGCGGACTTCTCCACTTTGGCGGCCACGCCGATCACCAGTGCGGGACTTCCCGGCACCCAACTTGACAGCGAGTTCGCCGAGATCGCCGCCACGCTGACGGCCACGCAGGCGCGGCTGGCGGAGTTGCAGCGCGACGATGGCGCGGTGCGGAACGGGGTTGTCGGGTTCCTCGCCATGTCTGCGGACGTGCTGGCGGCGTTCGCCAGCATCGGCTCGAACTACCGGGGGCAGTGGTCGCCTGGGCAAAACTACGTCTCTGGAGACTTGGTGATCTCTGGCATCGACAACTACCCCTACCTTTGTGGCGAGCCGCACACCAGCAGCGCGAGCTTCGAGTCTGACTTCTCCGCCGGCGTGTGGGCGATCCTCGGCTACCGCCCGACGACCGATAGCCTCGTGGTCAACACCTTCAGCGGCACTGGAGCGCAGACAGCGTTCAGCCTGACGAAGAACCCGGTGGATGAGAACAACACCCAGGTCTATGTGGCTGGCGTGTATCAGAAGAAGAGCGCCTATTCCATCGCGGGAACCTCGCCAGCGGTGCTGACGTTCGGGACAGCCCCGGCCTCCGGCACCGACAACATCGAGGTGGTCATTGGCGTGTCTGCGGAACTCATCAACAACGTGGTGACGATCCCGAACAACTCGGTGGGAACCGCGGCGATCCTCAACTCGAACGTAACGACCGGCAAGTTGGCGGATCTGTCGGTAACGACAGACAAGATCAGCGCTCTTGGAGTAACGACAGGGAAGTTGGCGGATCTCAGCGTGACGACGGGCAAAATTGCTGCGCTCGCGGTGACTGGCGACAAGATTGCAGGCGCGACCATCGACAGCACGAAGTTGGCAGCGTCTGCGGTGCAGACCGCGAACATCCAGGCGGGCGCAGTGGAGAACTCCAAGCTCGGCGCGGCCTCGGTGGATGCGGTGAAGCTGGCGACCGCCGCTGTGACCACCGGAAAAATCCTCGACCTCAATGTCACCACCGCAAAAATCGCGGAGCTAGCGGTAAGCGCGGACAAGATCGCATCGGATGCTGTCACTACCGCGAAGATACTTGACGCAAACGTAACTACCTCCAAGATACTTGACGCAAACATCACCGCATCAAAACTTAGCGGGGCGCAAACAGGAACTGCTCCAATTTTTGCAGCGAGGGCGTGGATGGCCATGAAAAGCGTGGGATCGGCAAGGACTGCTGACGGCAAAACGCTGGCAATTAGCAACACTAGTGCAGGAGTATGCACAGTCACTTACCCCAGCCATGGATTCAAAACTGGTCACCAATTCTGGTTTCAGTTTTCAAGCCTTATTGTCAGCAAGGTTTATACAGTAACGGTTGTAAACGCAAACAGCTTTACTGTTCAGACAACATATTTAACAGCAACAACCACGCCAACGGTCAGCATTGCTTTGTATAATGTTCTTGGTTCTGGGAATGTGAATTCAGTTTCCAGTCACAACAGCCTTGAAACAAACCCCGCTTATTTAATTGTCAACTTGAACGAACCCATGCCAGACAATAGATACGCAATCATTAGCACTAATTCATACACTTACCCGAATGTGGACGATACCGATACTAGCCCGTCAACATACAACCCTTCTCCAAATCAAACCACAAATAGCTTCCGGCTTGTAAATGGAAGCACCAGTAGATATATTAACATGGTGGTTTTCGGGTAATTGCCCGTATTTCTAAAAGCTTAATGAACCCCCACTTAGAAAAAGCAACGGAAATATATGACAAAGACTTTCACAAACTTTTGTATTGGCATTTTCGGCTAACTCGTAAGTCATGCCAGCCAAGCGCAAGGAACTGACGCCGCTGGAGCTTGCAGAATTGCAGCTCAAGGCGACCCATCGGCTACTTGCAGCGAAGAAGGCGCACGACTCGCTGATCGAGTTCGTGCGCTTGATGATGCCGGACCCGGCAGACCCGGATGACGTTCAACTTTCCCGCTACATGGTGGCCAAGCACCACCAGGTTCTTGCGGCGGCACTGGAAGAAGTGGACAAGGGGAACATGCCCCGGCTCATCATCACGCTGCCACCCCGGCACGGGAAGTCGCAGATCGCCTCCAAGGCGTTCCCTGCCTGGTTCATGGGCCGCGACCCCTACCGGCAGATGATCGTGGCGTCTTACTCGGCGACGATGGCGGAGGATTTCGGCCGCGAGGTGCGGGCCTACATGCAGACACCGGCCTACCAGCAGGTGTTTCCGTCGTGTTCACTCCGCAAGGGCGGCGCGGCCTCAGACCGGGTGCAGACCGAGCAGGGCGGGCTGGGAGTGTTCGTTGGTGCAGGCGGCGCGCTCACCGGCCGTGGCGCGGACGTGCTTCTCATCGACGATCCGGTGAAGGACCGCGAGGACGCCGACAGCTCGACCATGCGCGAGAAGCTGTGGAGTTGGTTCACCGACGTTGCGATGACCCGTCTGATGGGCGGCATGGGGCGGGTGGTCATCATCATGACCCGCTGGCACGAGGATGACCTGGTGGGACGCCTGACCGACCCTGGCAACCAGCACTACAACGCGGATGAGGCGAAGCAGTGGAAGATTATCTCATTCCCGGCGCTGGCCGAGGACGACGACATCATGGGGCGTGAGAAGGACGAGCCGTTGTGGCCGGAGCGGATCACCAAGGAATTTCTCAACTCCCAGCGACGGCTGAATCCTCGGGGATTCTCCGCGCTCTACCAAGGGCGGCCGGCCCCGGAGGACGGTGACTTTTTCAAGCGCGAGTGGATGACCACCTACCAACCCAACGAGTTGCCGCGCAACCTCCGCTACTACTGCGCGAGCGACCACGCCGTCTCGGTGGCGCAGGACCGCGACCCCACCGTGCTCCTGCCGGTGGGCGTGGACGACCAAGGGACGATATGGGTGTTGCCGGATGTCTGGTGGCGCAGGGCGCAGACAGACGATGTGGTGGACGCCATGCTCGACATGATGGCCCGCCACAAGCCGTTGATCTGGTGGGCAGAGCGCGGCCACATCTCCAAGTCCATCGCGCCGTTCCTACGGAAGCGGATGCAGGAGGAGAGCGTCTATTGCGCCATCGACGAGGTGGTGCCGGTGAAAGACAAGCAGACGCGGGCGCAGTCGATCCGTGGGCGGATGAGCATGGGCAAGGTGCGGTTCCCCGGCTTCGCGCCGTGGTGGGAGGCAGCACGGGCGCAGATGCTCTCGTTTCCGGCTGGCAAGCACGACGACTTCGTGGACACCATCGCCTACATCGGGATGGGGCTGGGGCGGATGAGTGCGGCCACCGCACCGAGCCGCAAGAAAGCCACCGCCCCGACTGGCAGCATCGGCTGGGTAAAAGCCCGCTCGAAGGCGCAAGCCCGCCAGGTCGCCAACGTCAAGGCGGCTGCGGGATTCTGAGATTGCCATTCACCAGACAGACAGACAAGATTTTCCACCAGAAGCCATGTGCAGCCCACAATTTAGACAAGCGATGACGATGCCGCAGGACGCCCCGAGTCCGCAGTATCCCCGTGAGTTTGCAGACGGCTACCCAGTCGAGACCCCGCGACAGGCTGGAGTCAGCGAATACATGGCGAAAAACCCTCATGTATCAGGAATGGCGATGGGAGGCGGAGAGAACGGATCACGCCCCAGCGATCCACGAACAATCGTCGTGAATCACAACAACCCGATGATGTATTTGCCGGAGAATCGTAGAGGACTGCAAAGGATCGAGGCGATTAGGCACAAGATGGGCGAGACGAATTATAACCCATCGTTTCAAATCACGCCTGAGATGCAGGCGTATCGAGCGGAATCCTACAAGCCAACCGACCCTTACTCTCACGATGATCTTGCGTTCAAGCAATCTATCGTTTCGCGGGCGATGGTCGGCGATTTACCGGGACCATTGCGGCGATCCGTCGCTCCCGCCGCCAATCAGTTCCAACAGCAATTTTTCCCAACCAATAGACTTTCACCATGACCTACCCACCGACAACCGAGCCACTCGAAGCCGAAGCAACCTCAGCAGAGCCGGTGAAGAGCGGGATGACCCGTGAGACGCCGACGCCGGACCCGTCGCGGGCCGCGCTGGTCAAGCACTGGCAGGGGAAGGTGGCCACCGCGAAGAAGCATTGGGAGAAGGATTTCAAGCGGATGAAGGAGGACCAGGCGTTCCTCGGCGGGGCGCAGTGGGATGGACGGGAAGACCCGGACAAATACACCGCCAACATCATCCAGCGGCACATCAACCAGCGGGTCGCCGCGCTCTACGCGAAGAACCCGAAGGTGGTGGTGCGGAAGCGGCGGACGATGGATTTCACGCAGTGGGACGGCACCACCGACGCCCTGCAAAACATCCAGATGGCCATGCAGATGGCGCAGCAGACCGGGATGGGTATGCCGCCGGAGATGATGGGTTTGATCCAGGACATCGCCCAGGGCGTGCAGCGGCGCTCGATGCTCGAAAAGGTCTCGAAAACGCTGGAAATCATTTACGATTACACGCTCAACCAGCAGATCCCGCCGTTCAAGGTGCAGATGAAGCAGCTCGTCCGCCGTGTCTGCACGACCGGCGTCGGCTACGTCAAGCTCGGGTTCAACCGCCTGCTGGAGCGCAGCCCCGACGACGTGGAGCGGATCAACGGCCTGACCGAGCAAATCTCGGTGATGGAGCGGATTCTCGCCGACGTGGCGGACGACAAGCTCGATGAGGGCCGGGCGGAGGTGGAGCAACTGCGGTTGCTGCTCGCCGACTACCAGCAGCGCGAGCAGCAAGTCTCCCGCGAGGGCTTGTGCTTTGACTTCCCGCCGGCCACCAGCGTCATTGTGGACCCGGCGTGC